GCCGAGCAGCCAAATATCATTGCCAAGTGGGAAAATGCTTTCACTGAGATATTGAAGGAGTGGTAATGGCCGGACAAAGTAGAACGCTCAAGCTCTCGATTCTGGCTGATGTAGATCAACTCAAGAAATCGCTCAATACAGCTAACAATGACGTTGAAAGCTCAAGCTCTAAGATTTCAGACTTTGGTAAGAAAGCCGGATTAGCATTTGCGGCTGCCGGAATTGCCGCAGCTGCTTACGCATCCAAGCTGCTCATTGATGGCGTCAAATCAGCCATTGCCGATGAAGCAGCTCAAGCCAAGCTTGCCAACACTCTCAAGAATGTAACTGGTGCAACTGACGACCAGATTGCCGCAACTGAGAAATATATTCTTAAAACATCTTTGGCCAACGGAATCACCGACGACCAGTTGAGGCCATCGCTAGATCGCTTGCTGCGAAGCACAAAAGATGTGACCAAGGCTCAAGAATTGCAGGCTCTTGCGCTTGATATTTCTGCGGGCAGTGGCAAAAGTTTAGAGGCCGTATCGAATGCGCTTGCAAAGAGTGCCGAAGGACAGAATACAGCTTTGGGCAAATTAGGCGTTGGCATCAGTGCAGCAGAGCTGAAAACTATGTCATTTGAAGAAATCACAGCCAAGCTCAGCGACACATTTAAGAATCAAGCGTCAGAGCAAGCCGACACATTTGCCGGCAAAATGGCTCGTCTTAATGTGGCATTTGATGAAGGCAAAGAGTCAGTCGGTTCATTCGTACTCGATGCAATTACTCCGATGGTCAATACCTTTGTCAAAGATGTCGTGCCAGCCATCCAGAAATTTGCAGATGAAATCGGGCCAAAGTTGCAGCCGGTAATCAAATTCCTTGGAACTTACATTCAAGAAGTGTTGCTCCCAGCTTTCAAGAGCATTTGGGGATTCATCAATGATTTCTTGATTCCCATATTCTCATCAATTCTCACGCCAGCCATTAACGGATTGCGCGGTGCATTTGAGAAGGTTCAAAAAGCCATTGGCGATAACACCGAAGAATTGAAGCCGTTGCTAGATTTCATGAAGGCAGTCGGAGAATTTGCAAGAGATACTTTGGCTCCAATTATCGGTGGCACACTTAAAGCCGCATTCAGCGTCTTAGGCACAATTATTTCAGTCACAATTTCAGGCTTTGCCAAGATTGTCACAGTCGTCACCAGCGTTATCAATGCAGTCAAAGCATTCATAAAGCTCATGACTGACAATCCAGTCACTCGATTCTTTGGCCTAAGTGGAGACAACTCCAAAGGCTTAAAAGCGGGCGGTGCAGAATTCAATCCGAACATCGGCGGCGACATGGGCGGCACTGGCGGCGGGTTCGATACCGGTGGAACCTTTGGCGGCAATGATCCGCGAACATTTACCGGCGCACCATTGGGAGCATATTCACCAGCCATGCAAGCTGCAATCCTTAGACGTGAAGAACTCAAAGCTGAGACTGAACGCCTACGCAATGCCAGAGAAGCAGCCGCAGCAGCTCGCGCTGGCGTCACTGGCGGGCTTTCAACAACAGAGCGGATCAATATCACAGTCAATGGCGCAATCGATGCAGAGGGTACAGCTCGCACAATTGTGGAGACACTCAATGATTCATACTTCCGCGGTACAGGCGGCGCATCCAACTTGCAGGCAATATGACAGTCTTTAATCCAGTATGGCGAGTAACGATTGCTGGCGTCGAATACCAGACTGCCATCTTGTCTAATCTCACTATTACATCTGGCCGAACTAATATCTATGAGCAGGCTCAAGCCGGATACACCAACATTGAACTTATCAATTTGGATCAATCAAATGTAATTATTGGAATCAATGATTCATTGACCATTGAATTGCAAGATTCGACAGCTACATTCATCCCAATCTTTGGGGGTTCAATTGTCGATGTGGCCATCTCAGTGGCCGAATTGGGAAATGTGGCTTATGCCCAGCGGGTCAAGATAATTGCTTTGGGTGCATTGGCTAGATTGCCAAAGGCTTTGACGGATGGCACTTTGGTTCAGGACTTTGACGGCGACCAGATTCTCCATATCTTGCAAGATTTACTCCTTAACAATTGGGGAGAAGTACCAGCTGCGCTCCAGTGGAATACTTATGACCCAACCGAGACTTGGGCAAATGCTCAAAATACCGGACTTGGTGAAATTGATACTCCAGGAAATTATGAGCTTGCACAGAGAGCATCCAGCCGAACAGATATTTATTCACTTGTTGCAGCTCTAGCAACTAGCGGCTTGGGCTATATCTACGAGAATGCTCAAGGCCAAATCTCTTACGCAGATTCGACGCATCGATCCATTTACTTGGCAACGAACGGATATGTCAATCTTTCGGCTAACGATGCTCAAGGCGCTGGGCTGACTATCCAGCAACGCGCCGGCGATGTGCGCAATACGATAACTCTGAAATATGGCACAAATTCAACGTCAGAAGTGGATGCAACCGATACGACATCAGTCGGCTTATATGGCCAACTCGCCCAGATATTTACGACCACAGTGAAACACATGGCTGATGCCCAAGATCAGGCAGATTTCTATTTAACACTCCGGGCTTATCCTCAATACAATTTCAATCAGATTACTTATCAGCTCACAAATCCAGAGATTGATGATGCTGACCGAGATTCACTAATTAACGTGTTCATGGGAATGCCGCTGGCGATTGCCGATATGCCGCTCAATATGTCGGCCGGAACCTATTTGGGATTTGTTGAAGGCTGGACGTTCCAAGCTGCATACAACGAAATTAGCGTCTCACTCAATCTCTCGCCGCTTTCATATTCTTTGCAAGCTATGCAATGGCAAGATGTAAGTGTCGCTGAGGCTTGGAATACAATTTCTGGGATACTTGACTGGGAACACGCCCTAGTCGTGGCATAAGGAGAAAATATGAGCAATCCAACAACCCCGTTCAGTTGGCAAATGCCAACGGCGACAGATTTAGTAACGGACTTACCGGCAGACTTTGAGGTCTTTGGGCAAGCTGTTGCAACATCAATGGCTGATCTACTTGGTGGCACATCTGGGCAAGTGCTTGCCAAAAATTCAAACACCGACATGGACTTTGTGTGGGTTGCTCAAGACGATAGCAACGCAATCCAGAACACGATTGTGGATGCCAAAGGTGATTTGATTGCAGCTAGTGCCAGCGATACACCGGCACGCTTAGCGGTCGGCACAAATGGTCAAGTGCTTACGGCTGATTCAACCGCTGCAACTGGACTTGCTTGGGCAACGGCTTCAAGCGGATCTGCACAAGTAGCTGGCAAAAATGCAGTAATCAATGGTGACTTTCTTATCAATCAAAGAGCTTTTACATCTAACACAACAACAGGCACATATAACTTTGACAGATGGTTGCAACAAAACTCAGGCGGTACTTTTACAGTAACGCCACAAACCTTTACGCCCGGCACTGCACCAATAGCAACTTATGAAGGCCGAAAGTATTTGCAAGGTATCACGGCAAGTCAATCGGCAGCAGGACATTATGCAATTATTACTCAGCGCATTGAGGATGTAACTCGCTATGCTGGCACAACAGTTACAATATCTTTTTTTGCAAAGGCTGATACTGGCACACCTAAAATTGGTGTGGAATTATGGCAAGATTATGGAACAGGTGGTTCTCCATCTACTGCTGCAACAGTCGCACAATCTAGCGTTACATTGACAACTTCTTGGGCAAGGTATTCAGTAAGCGTTGCAGTGCCTTCTCTTACAGGCAAAACACTCGGCACAACTGCAAACACTTCTTACCTTGAATTAAACCTTTGGACTTCCGCAGGTTCTACATATAACACACGCGCTTCCAGTATTGGAATACAAAACTTTACGGCTTCAATCTGGGGCGTTCAGTTAGAATATGCAAGCGTTGCTACCTATTTCACAACTGCAACAGGAACAATCCAAGGAGAATTAGCCGCTTGCCAGCGTTATTACAACCGCTACACAGCACCACAGGCTTATTCACACTTTGCACAAGGTTGGGCAATTTCAACCGACAATATGACCGCTTGGTTTTATTTGCCTGTAGAAATGCGAACAGTGCCAACCGCTATTGATTATGCAAGCGTAAATATGGGTGACGGTGTCAACGCACAAATTACACCAAGCACGATTACATTTACAGCAGACAACAACAACACTAAGGCAATCGCTTGCACTGGCACAAAGTCAGCAGGTGGAATGACCCAGTATCGAGGTTATCAATTTTTAGCCGCTGGAAGTACCTCGGCTTACATCGGATTTAGTGCGGAGTTATAGAATGGAAAATGTCACATTTGTTACAATTGACGAAGTCGAACACGCCATTATTGACCGAGGCAACGGGGAATTTACCTCAATGCTTAGATCAACTTATGAGACTCAACAAGCGACACTATCCACACCAATGGTGACGGATGCTCCAAAGTCATAACGGATGGCCAGCATCGAAAGATGCAGCTGAAATCCAAATCATCAGCGTTCCAATCGAGGGAACAAAGGTCAAGGTGCGATGTGCGAAAGCTGTCGCGCCATTGATTGCTGGATTCTGCAAAGAATTTCATGAGTTGATTGAGCCGATTGATGAAGGCAAGCTCGATGATTGGGGTTATGCGTTTAGGATGATACGTGGCTCGACTGACAACTTAAGCAATCACAGCTCCGGCACTGCCATCGATCTAAACGCAACGCAACATCCACTGGGCAAAGCCGGCACGTTCCCAGCTGAGAAGGTTCCAATGATTAGAGCTTTGGCTAAGAAGTACGGCCTCAAATGGGGTGGAGATTATCGAAACCGAAAAGATGAGATGCACTTCGAAATCGAATTGAGTGAAGCGAAAGTCGCGGCACTCATCGGGAGCTTGAACAAAGGAGACAACTAATGGATCAAGCAAAAGCAATGCTGGCATCATGGGCAAGAAGCTCAGTCGCCGGCGCGTTGGCCGTCTATATGACTGGCAATCCCAATCCAAAGGATTTGGCCTTGGGTTTAGTAGCTGGACTTGTTCCGGTACTTGCTCGCTGGGCTAATCCAAATGATGTAACTTTCGGCAACAAGAAGTGAGCGTCGGCGAATGGACGGCGGTCGGTGGGCTTGTCATTGCTTTGCTGACTGCCATCTATTCGTCAATGAGATTCATGGTGAAATCGATCATGCGAGAGCTTTCACCGAATGGGGGCAATTCGCTCAAAGACCAAGTGAGCAGAATTGAAATGCGACTAGACCAACTACTCATTGAAATTGCTCTCAAGAAGTAGCCGACACGCCGATTCTTAGGCGGGAATCTTGAAATTGTCACACATGCATGTCACTCTGTAATTCGGGAGCTGGTACGCAGCTCTCAGAATCGGGAGCAAGAAATGACAACAAGTGAAGTCGGATTGTTCGTAATCATGGCGATTGCATGCATTCTCTGGTCAATTTGCAGTTATTCAGTGGGATACAAAGAAGGGCATAAAGACGGCTACCAGCGCGGCAAAGCCGTCGGCCGTCACGCATCATCTCAGGCGGTGCGCTAATGGGGTTCCTAGACGGCTATGAGGCCGCACG